ATTGAAATTGAAGAAATGCGCTCTGCGCTACTTGGTTCACTTACGGCATATACACAAGCAATTCCACAGATGGCTACTCAAGGTCAGGATGCTTCAGATGTTGTTCGTAAGATTGCTGCGGTAATAAAGGCTCGTCAAAAGGGACAAGCATTAGAAGATGCAATAGAAGCAACCTTTGCTCCGCAGCAACAGGTTCCTCCTGCTGGTGAACCAACTAATACGGTTGAGCAAATGTCCCCTGCTCCCGCTGGTCCGCCAGCAGGAGGTTCTCCAATACAACTACCGCAGGGAAGACCAGATTTACAAACAATACTTAGCACTATGACAGGTGAAGGTCAAGGACGAAGCGCAGTACGAACAACTAGGGAACAAGCAATTTAAGGAGTAAGCCATGGCAACACCTCGCAAGAGAACCACAAAGGTTAAAACAGTTGCTGATGAGACTTACTCAAAGTTAGACCAGTATGCAATTGAACTACACGAATATTATAAATCATTGCGTAGAGCAGGATTTACAGTTGATAATGCTTTGTACATTCTTTCTGCAAAGCAAACGTATCCTGATTGGATGCAATCACCACCAACAATAGATGATGTTAGAAAATACATGGATGAGGAGGACGAGTAATGGCACGTGGAGGTTATCGTCAGCCTAATAATCCAGCACCTGTATCAGGTCCTGGTGCGCTTTCAGCGCGTACAGATGGTGGTGCTACCGAAGGAATGACACAGCCACAGCAAGATTATAGTGGTTTTGCATATGGAGAAAACAAAGGTTTAGCAGAACAGCAAAGCGGTGCAGGTATGGCTGGTAATCCATTTCCTATGGCTGGCATTACACAACTTACTGCTCCTACAGAACGTCCAAATGAAGTAGTTACTTCTGGTATAAATTATGGTGAAGGCGCAGGAACAGAAGCAATGCGTGGCATGCCTAATCAAACACCATCACTTGTTGACACTATTAAACATCTTACACAATTTGACCCATCGGGTGATGCGGAATTAATCTATAGGTCGTTACTTGACAGTGGGTACTAATGGAGCGCCTAGAACCTTCAGTTGCTGAGGCATCTCCAAATCTTTATGCTGCTGCTAAAAGCGCAAACTTATCACCAGCAGAAACAACACAAATAAATCAGTTAAGTTATTCACTTAAAGAACATCGCCGTTTATCTAAGTTGCCTGTTGATACAGCAAAGCAACAATTTGTTAAACTTGATAAAGATGTACAAGATGGTTTAAAGTTTCTTTTTAAAGATGCTACTTACTCGCAACCAGACCCTTCAATTGCTGACCGCACATTTGGTGTAGTTAAGGCTATAGCCAAAGGTTTTGCTAGTCCACTTGTTCAGATGTATGACCTTGCTGCTGGCTATGGCCGTGTAATCAACCAACCATATTTAATTGGTCGTCAAGTCCAACAGGGTGCACCATTTAATAAAAAGACTTGGGATAGTGGTTGGAGTGGCAAGTCACTTTATGATGATGGCGCTATTAAAAAAGTTAAAGAATACTTTGGTGATACAGATACTGTAGTTGCGCAAGGATTACTTGCTGGTAAAACTCCTGGTGAGATTATTCAGTCATATGGTACTCCAGATGAAAAGATTCTTGCATCTATTACTAAGGCTTACAATAAGCCAGATGATTTTAAACAGGTTATGGATGGCGTTAAGTACGCTCAAATTAGCCCTGGTCGTGACCTAGCACGCATGATGGATACTGTGCCACCTAAGTCTGGTGGTTTACATGGTGACTATGTAACTGGTAAAGTTAAAAATGTTTCAGGTGTTATTGACTTTGTTTATCAAATTGTTGTAGACCCATTAACGTGGTTAACTGGTGGAACAACTAAAGGCGCCACTCTTGGCGAACGTCTAGCAAAAAATGTTACCGATGCAGCAGCACGCGGAGAACTTAATCTTGGTGTACGTGAAGTTATGGCTAAGCCAGAAGTATTTAACCTATGGGAAAATCAACTTGGTCCTGCAATTAAAAAGTATTCTGAAGCAGGAACTGCTGTCGAAAAAACTATTGCTTATCGTGAATTAATTGATACTACTCCTGGTTATCGTAATCGTGAGGCTGTTAATTTACTTGCTCGCAATAATGTTGTTGATGCTGCATCTGCTGAAAGATTTTTTTCACAAGCAAATAATATAAACTTACTTTTGTCTGGACGTATTGATGGTGTTGATTATTACCGTAATGGTATTGCTGTTGCCAAAACACACCGCAACATGGCTGATGGTTTATCATCTTATTTAGATAGTGTATTCAATGCTACTAGTGCTAAACAACTAGGACCACTATCTACACGTGGTCGTACAACTACACAATTAGAAGCACAGGGTGAAGATATTTATTCTTCTTTTGTACAATCAGGAGATGCTCTTGATGTAATGACTGGTGCAATGAAGTCACAAGTTCTTACAAATGCAATTGCTGAAATTAAAGGTTTTAAAAAGATTGGCACTATGGCTTCTCGTAGCCCACTCAATCTTGAAATACGTCTTGGAGCAGATGCTGCTAAGACTGCTGAAAACTTTACTGCTAAAGCACGTTTGCTTTTGCCACGTGACCTTGCAGAGTTTTTAACTACAAAGTTTCTTGATTCAACAGAAGATGAACAAGTTGTAATAATGCGCAATATGGATGCAGCAATTATGCTTAAGGCTGGATTAGGTGGAGAACCTGATGGCAGAATCCTTATGAACAAGATTCTTGCTGATAAGTATGGTGGCAAATCTGGTATGGGTGTAGTAAGTAACCTTGAAGTTAATCCAGAACATGTTAAGTTTCTTGATGAAACAACTATACGTAATGAAAATGGAGTACCTATGGTGCAAACCATGGGCGCTATTCAACCATTCCAAGAAGCCAAAACTATTGGTGCATTGCCTTATGCTGAAATTGCAGCAATGTCTAATCAGATTCGTTCAAAGAAGAATCTGTTTTATGCTATTGGTGGTATTCCAGCAAGTGAAACAGCACGTAAGATTACAGATATTTGGTCATTGCTTACACTGTTCCCACGTTTAGGTATTCGTTCTGCTATTGATGAAGGTATAGCCTACGCATTAACGGCACCTGGTAAAGATTTATTTCATTTTGCTGCACGTACTGGTTCTCGACTGGGCAAAATGTCTACTGTATTTACAGGTTCTAACTCTGCAGTTGGTCCTATTAAATCTGGTTTATTAAAGATTGTTGGCAAAGCACCACAAGATGCCATTGGTCTTGAAAGACGTGCAGAAATAATGCGTACTTTAGCAGAAAAACTTGGCGTACCAGTAGAACAGTTAACTAATATCCAAAAGCGTGAAGCAATTGGTGAAGAAGTAATACGAATTTATGGTCGTTTTATTAGTGAAGAAGACCAAGGCTTGCTTATGCAAGCGCTTGTTCATCAACCAGAAATGCTTAATTCAGTTGCTAACTCAATTGTGGCTCAAAGTGGTTTATCTGGTAAGTATGCTAAAGAAGTTATTGATGGCATTGTAGATATGAGTGCTTTATCTAAGCATCTATCTGATTTAAAACTTGAACGTGGCACTAAAGCCTATTCAATTTCTACAAATGACCTAGCAATTGCTAATCAAGCATGGCTTACAGCAGCACATCACGAAAACTGGTTCTTAAGTTTTGTTGCTAATCGTAAAGAACTACCTAACAATCGTGTAATTGACCCAGGTTATGTCTTCTATACTAATGAAGGGCTCCGCCCTGGTGGTATTAATGACGCAACTGGTAAAGAACATTTTGAAAATGCATTAGACCAACTATCTGAGGCTGCTGGTTTGTCATATAACGTACAAACTAAGATGTGGTATGTGTTTGACCAAGCGGCAGTAGATTCATTTAAGGCTATGTCATCACGAACAGTTGATTTAAAGGCTCGTGGTATTGATGATGTAGGCATTGTACGTGACCAGATGGGTCGTATTCTTGCAGACCTTTATACTACTTTTCATGGTAGTTCTAAAGGTTATAATCAAGAACTATTTAATGCAGTGCGTAGTGAGTTCCTTAAGTTCCAAGAACTTGAGATAACAACAGGGGCAAAGGTTGCACGTAAGTGGGCTAAAGCATCAGCAAGTATTCCATATGAGCGTTTTTCAGAATTAACTATAGGGCATCAACCAGTTGGTGAGATTAACACTGCTATTAACTTCCCTGGATTTAGTGATATTGAAGGTGCATACAGAGCATTTGGTAATAAATTGATGGAAGGTATGGACAGGCAGATAAATGCCCTGTTCCGTCAGCCAGCAGTTATGGTTACCTATATACAATTGCGTAAGCAGTATGCAGGTATTGAGCGTTCATTTATTAAGCAATCATATGATGCACATATTGCAGAAAATCCTGCTATGTACATTACTGAAAAAAGTAAATCACGTTTACTTACACAGATGGAAGCATTAGGACAAAAACGTTTTACTGAAATTGCATCTCGCGATGCAGCAGATAGAGTATTAATGTTTGCTGATAATCCTGCTATTCGTTCTAACGCAGCATTTAGTGCACGTACTGTAGGTCGTTACTATCGTGCAACAGAAGATTTCCAACGCCGTATTTTCCGTATGACTAAGGTAGCACCACGTGTGTTATATCGTTTACGTCTAG